ATAAGGTTTTCTAAAGTAAATTTCTTAATTAAATCTTCTGTTGCTTTTCTTTGAGTTTTGTTTCCAAAGTTTAGTCCTGGATTAAATTCATAAAACTTTTCCATTACTAAGTTAATACTATCTATATTACTCTCTATATTCTTATTAGATACTATGTTATTAATATTAGATGTTATTGCAGGCTTAGGTAATGCTTCCTTAAGGCTTCCGCAATGCTTAGGTAAGGCTTCCCTTATGCTTGTAAAATAATTATTTATTCCTTCAGGTAATAATTTTAATTGTTCCTTAACACTTTTTTCAATATTAGGATTGTTTTTGTTGTGTTTAGAATAATTGTTGATACAAATCCAACCATCTTTAAAAAAGATTTTTTTATTATCGGAAAAGAACTTTAAATGTTTTTCAACACTTGCCTTTGGAATAGAAGTATGAAAAGAAATCATATTCAAACCAATTTCAAAAACACCAGAATACTTGTTTAAGGGGCAAGTTATTAAATACAGGAAAATAAGTTTTTGTTCAGAGTTCAGTTCTGAGACAAAGCTGTCATCCCAAAACCTGTCGTTAACCAAATGATTGCTCATATTTATGAAATTAATTCCCTTTCTATTTTGTTATTCGTATGCAAAGGGCGAACAGGTTTGTTTTTTAATTTATCTATAGTTCTGTTCTGTTTGTTTACTATAATTAAAAGGTCGTTGTTCATTTTGGTTAAACACCTGTTATGGGATTGGGCATATTCTTTTAGTAATTTTGAAATAACTCCCTTTAAACCTTTAGGCATTGGACCCATTTGACTTTCAATACAAGCGTAAATGTTTTTCCTCGTTGTTTGATTTGTCATAAAAAAACTCTGTTAAGATATAATATTTTTGGTATCACCCCATTTAATATTATGTCCTAGCAGAGTTCTTCTAATTTGTAGACTTTTTATTTTGGGGTGATAATTTTAAACCAACGCTTATATTATAGCTTTTTTTTGAAAAAAAAGCAAGCCCTCTAAAGCCCAATGAATTAGGAGCCAAAAAACCCTTGCCTTTATTCAAAAAAAGAGGTATACTATAAATAGGTTGAAAGACTTTACCGTTCTCGGTTCTTGAAACCTTGCTAAATTGCAAGAACAGTGAAATTCCTTCGTCTAGGACGACACGCTGGCTCAGGCTGGTGTGCAAACTTTCTTAATTTTAAACATATGCCTTGTGGTGGAAAAAGAAAACCAAAAAAATAATACAAGGAAGCCCTGAAAAAGGGCTATGGCAGGGTAGAGCAGTGGCAGCTCACTTGTTTCATAAGCAAGAGGTCGTTGGTTCAAATCCAACCCCTGCAACTTATGATGAAATTTTGGAATAATTTTTTAAAGAAAAAACTTCAGCCGAAACAATCAGCGGAAGCAATTTCAGCTAAAGATGAAATTATGTTTAAAACTTCAAAAGAATTGCCACCAAAAGAAATATACAACAGGGCGGTAGAGCTGTTTGGAATAGATTTTGAAAAAGGAACAACTTTTACAGTAGGCGATACAATTTATAGCAAAGGAGAAATTTCACCAGACCTATTAGAACACGAGAAAGTTCACATTAAACAACAAGCTTCAGGATGGAGAGAGTGGTGGGAAAGGTATTTCACAGACACAGCATTCAGAACAACCCAAGAACTGGAAGCATACCAAGAACAATACAGGTGGGTTTTAAAAAATATAAAAGATAGAAACGAAAGGGCAAGGTATTTAATGTTTTTTGCACAATCTTTAAGCGGAAAGATGTATGGTAATGTATTAAGTTTACAAGACGCAATGTTTTTTATCAAAAGGGCTTAGTCTTTATTCCCATCATCGCAAGATGGTGCCTTGGCGGTAACTCATCACTGAAACTTTCAGTGGTGGGAATAACGATTAAAAATATGAGGGGGAAAAAATTATTAAGATGAAAAAGAAAGAAATACTAGAAGAGCTAAAACAAGTTTACAGGTTATTCAAATAACTATACAAAGGATGGGGAAAGGCTGATTAAAAAGTCTAAATTTGAGTCAACGCTCTTTCCCCTCCTTTCAAACCAAGTATGAGAGAGTATTACAAAATATTAGAGTGGCTATATTTGAACGATAACAAATTCTCTAGCAGGGAAGAGTGGAGAAAGAACTTTTTAAAAGAGTTAAAGAAACTATTACTATTTAGAGATGAGCAACAAGTTAATATTATAGAGGTAAGCCCTAAGGAAGCCTTTAAGAGTTTAAAGGAAATATTGAAGAAAATAGATAAACAATCGTATGGTAAAAGAAAATAACAATCTTGAAACCTTGAAAAAACAATCAAACTGGGGTGGCAAACGAAAAGGGGCAGGAATGCCTAAGGGAATGAAGACAAAAAAGACAAGAGAGAGATTAGAAGCCGAGAACTATTTTAAGCAGAGAGTTTTAGACAGCATTGAAGGACTTGTTGACTCTCAGATGAATTTAGCGAAAGGATGCCAGTATTTATTTAAGATAAAGAAGATTTACGTAGAGAAAGAAGATAAGTATGTTGTTCCAAAAGGGGCGAAACCTGAAATTGTAAAAAGCCAAACAGAGATAGCAAGTTATTTGGCAGGCGATTTTGACGACAGGGATGAGTGCGACTATTACTTTATGACAACAGAGAAGCCAGACAACAGGGCTTTGGATAGTTTAGTAGACAGGGTATTTGGAAAAGCTAAACAAAATATTGCAGTTGAGGGAAGCCTAACAATATCTGGACTCCTAAATAAATTAAGAAACAATTATGTCGGAGATGAAGACAACCCAGATGGGGAAGAACCTGCTGAATAAAGACTGGAGAGTCAATAACCTTTATAAGATTGTTAATAAAGATTTACAGAAGATAAAGTTCCAAAGAAACGAAGCCCAAAGAGATTTCCAAATTAAGAAGACAAACAGAAATATAATACTAAAGTCAAGACAGCTTGGCTTTACAACAGACGAAAGTATTGACACCCTAGACGATGTTCTTTTCAATTCTAACTTTTCCGCCCTGTTTATTGCCCACACTAAAGAAGATGCAACCGAGATATTTGACAAAAAGGTTTCATTCGCTTGGCAGAACTTAGACAAAGACTTAACAGCACTTTATCAGGTTGACGCAGAAAGTTCAAACAAATTAAAGTTCGGATTTGGAGATGGAGAGTTTAGCACCTTTATTGTTGCCAACTCTGGTCGTTCTGGAACTTACAACCGAGTCCACGTCTCAGAGCTAGCGAAATTATGCCGAAAATACCCTGCAAGAGCCGATGAGATAATTTCGGGAACTTTCCCAGCTGTTCCGATTGAAGGGAGAATTGACATAGAAAGCACAGCCGAGGGGATGAGTGGAATATTCTACGAAATGTTTATGGAAGCTTGGAATAGGAAACGCCCTGCACTCCCAACAGAGTTTACAGCACACTTTTACAACTGGACTTGGGATAAGGAAGAAATAAGAAAGATTGAACACGCCATACCGACAGCAGAAATGGACGAGAGCAAAAAGTTTAAGGAAATACAGGAACTTTACGGATACAGCGATTTAGAAATTACATATTACTATCTAAAGTGGTTGGGCTTGAAGAAGGACTGGGATAAGATGCACCAAGAATACCCAAACACTCCAGAAGAAGCCTTTGTTGCTAGCGGTAATACATTTTTCAATAAGGAAAAGTTAATTGAACAAATAGCACTGGCACCTGAGCCTATAGAGATGAAAGCTAATGAAATGCCAGCGAAGCTATATAATTATTACTTGGATGGAGATTTAAAGATATACGAGAAGCCACAAGAGTTTATTTGCTATGTTATCGGAGCCGATGTTGCTGAAGGGAAGAATAACGACAGCAGTTCGGCTAACGGAATTAACAATAAGACAGCAATGCCAGCGTTTGGGTTTAATTCTAACAAGATACGCCCAGACGATTACGCAGAATTACTAAACGATATTGGTCTATGGTATAACAAAGCCTATTTAGCGGTAGAAAGTAATACAGGGCTTTGGGTTCTAACAGAACTTAACGAAAAATACAATTACCCAAACCTTTACTGGAGAGAACAAGTGGAAGAAGTAACTCACGCTGTTGGCAAGAAACTAGGATACCATACAGGAACAGGAAGCCAAGGTAGAAAAGTAATGCTTGACAATTTATTAGTAGAAGTAAATAATAACTTAGGAATATGGACAAAGCCATTCCTAAATGAAGCCCTTACTTTTATAAGAAACGACCAAGGTAGACCAGAAGCTGCAGAGGGCAAACACGATGACGAAGTTCTTTCAGTAGGTATTTGCCACTTTGTTAGACAAAATGCTCCAGCAGAGATAATTAATGTAACAGCACAACCGAAGTCAGTAGAAGAAAGGATAATGGCAAGACTTGCCAAAAAGAAATTAGAAAGTCAATCAGATAGTATACAACAAAAAGATTATTACTAAGAGGACGCCAAAATCTTAAAATGAAAAAATCAATAAACTTCAAAAAGAAAGAAGCTAAAGAATACCAGCCAACAGAACAAGAGAAAAAGATTAACTTATTCTTAGATAAGCGTATTCCTGTATTAAAAAAGACAAAGACTGATATACTTGACGGCTTTAACTTTGAGGAAATGATGAAAAAGGCTGACAGGGAATATAAACCCAAAGACCTGTTAGCGACAAGTGCAGTTTCAACATTAGTTACAATAGCAGATGAAGATGCAGGAAATACAAACGCAAATGCAAAAATAGTAGACATAACAACTGAAGCAGACAAAGCTAAATGGCGTTCTACACTTTCAGAGCCGACTTTGTTAGTTAAGATACAGACGGCTCTTTCTATTTTAATAGACCAGAACCCTGAAGCTGTAATGAAAGCCACCTGCGAAAAGTATGAAAAGAGAAACAACATTGCCAAAGCTATTTGGAAAAGAAACTGGGAAATTAACAACAGCATTGAAGTATTAAAGTTATTTGTATTTGACCTCGCTAAGTATGGATTTGCTGTTGGGCATACAGTTCCACGCATTTTAAAAAGAGATAAGCAGATTTTAGAAGAAATTGACACCGAAAACCCAGATAATAACAAGTATAAAAAGATACAGATAGTTGAGTTCAACGATATTTACAGAGAGAAGCTTGACTTATACCGCACTTGGATTGATGACAAAGCTAACCTAACTGACCCATTTTCAGTTAACGACTGGTATTATGAGAAAGATTATTCCCTGGAAGATTTTGAAGAAGAGTTTGGAATGTATAAGAACGCCAAGGCTGTTAAGGGCGGAACAATAACCAAAGATAGTGAAGGCGTAAACTCAGCCACCAAATCTAGGGATGATATGGTTACAGTGGGCTTTTACGAAAACAAAAAGAAAGATTTGTATGTTATCAATGTTCCTGGAGAGAAAAACATTGTTCTTTACTATTCCCCACTTCCAAACGATGACGGCAAATTAACACTTTGGTATGCTTATTGGTTAGAGCGTGACCCAAGAACAATATACGGAATTGGATTGTTTGAACTTATAAAGAACAACAAAATGCTGTATGACCGCTTCTCTAATATGAGTATTGACCAGTTAACAATGGCAATTTATCCGATGATATTCTACACTGGTCCACTTATGGATGGAGAAAACCAAATCACTATTTCCCCAGACAAAATGGTTCAAAAGAAACCTGGAACAAC